CTGGACTCTTTGCAGAACAGGCATTTTTCACTGCGTTGTCTGTATGGTTAGGGTCGCCCGCAGCACAGGAATGGATTGCTGGACATCTAGTTAAACCATTGATCTATGTTGGTTATGTACCAGAAGCTATCTGGAGTGAACTGTACAAACAGGTTACAGGTACTGATGTTTATAAAGATGATGCTGAAAAGAAAGCTGCCGTGACAAAAGACAAAGCAGCTAAAGGTGATCCGGCAGCTCAATCTCAGATTGCTAGCACTAGTGCAGCAGCCGCAGCTGATGCAAATCAAGTTAGTGTAGCTGGTATGGTTATAACTAATGCAGATGGCTCGCCAAAAATGAGTGCTATCAATTCTTACCCAGTTCAACAGGTTATTCAAAACTATCCAGATGCTAAACAAAAAGTTGATGCTGTTCTAGCACGTGGTCAGTCTAAATCACAGTCAACTACTCCACCGGAAAGCTCTAGCAGTTATAGCAATCTAAGCAATCCTTACTACTAAAATCAAAATATACACACTTTATTAATCCTATAAATATATTATATTTCTAGGATTTTTTTATGGCCGATCCAGGTTCAAGACCACTGACTGACGACGAAATGCGTCGACAAGCCGAGATAACGGCCAAAGTATTCAAAGCTAATGGTATCGGGTTAGGCAGTGCCGCTGGCGGAGGAGTCAACAGCTTTATCAGCGGTTTTGGGGGAGTAACTGCAAGTCTTGACTCTGCAGCAAAACCTTTAGAAATAGGTCTTAGAACAGCAGGCGCCGGCGCCGCAGAAGCAGCGTTAGTGTTTAACGGCCTTAAAACTGCTATTAGCGATAATTTAGGTACTTGGAGAGAACTCAGCAAAGCTGGCATGAATTTTGACAATGATATTGTATCAATGGCTACTGCTGCCGCAGCATCGAGACTTAGTCTTCAAGAATATGCAAGTTTAATAAAAGAAAACGGTGCCAGTCTTGCATTTTTAGGCGGCAGTGTTGCTGATGGTACTAAGGCATTTGCTAGACTAAGTGCTAGAATGTTTGACTTTGATAGTGCAGTTGGTCCAGCAACACAAAAATTGCAAGAGATGGGATTTAGAAATGATGATCTAAATGAAATTCTTGCAGTAAGTTTAGCTATTAACAGATCTAGATTAGGTGAAGGGCAAGCTGCTGACGACGCTGCTATTGCATCAGCACAACATCTTGCATTTGAAATGGATAAGGTAGCCAAACTAACCGGACTAAGTCGTGAAAAGCAAGTAGAAGAACTTAAAAAAGCAGAGTTAGATTCTCAGATACAAGCAAGATTTAAATTAATTGAGTTAACTCAGGATAAAGACGCTGCCGACCGTGTTAGAGCACAGTACGAAATAAATGTCATAAAAGCTCAAGCGCAAGGACCTGCTCTACTAACTGCCTATAAGGACATGATTGCTAACGATGGCGCTATAACTCTTAAAGAAAGTGCTCAGGCTATTACACTTTTAAATCAGCAAGGAGAGGGAATACAAAATTTAGCCACCGCAACTCTTAAAGGTAGTGCTGATCTAAGTGATCAAGCTACACGTCAGATGTACGAAGGTGCTAGACAAAATGACAGTAATATTGAAATATTACAAGCTCGTGCTTTGGGTAGTGTTGCTAAAGTAAATGACATCTTTGCACCAACTTGGCAAGCAAGTAAGACAATAACAGATAGCCTGAACGGTATTGCTCAGGAAGAAAAATTTAAAGGCAAGAGCGAAGATGAAATTTATGCTGAGGCTGTGCGTAGAGCCGGTCTTCCTAAAGCACCTACAGCGGGATCAGGAAGTACTGCGGCAATTATAGCTGTACAAAATAAGTACAATGACATACTTGCTACAGCTATGCGAGGAGTAGCAACACCTTTAAACGAAAAGATTGCGCCAACGTTATCTGCTATTGCTAACAAATATCTAAATAGCCGCACTCCTGCAGCAAATGCTAAACAAGATACAGAATTAACTCTTAGAGGAACACAAGGCAAAGGAACTAATGAACCTGTACCTGGTGAAAGCACAGCCGATGCTGTTAAACGACAAATACAGGGCATGCGATCTACTAGTGCGACAGGCGACATACTGGGAGAAATTGGTAACAAAATTGGTCAGATTGCTAACATGACCGTGGGTACTGTAACTTCATTAACCATTGACGGTAAAGGAATCAAAGGCGAAGCAGAAGGATCTAAAGATGTGTGGGGTTCATGGTTCGGAGGTCCTAGCGGTCTAGCCAATATTCGTGAGAATGGTCCCGAAGCTGTTGTACCGTTTGGTAAGATTAACGAATTTGTCAACGACATGCGGGGTAAAATACCCAGTGCTGGTCCAGATTTATCAGGAGTATCTAGTCAGCTTAGCCAATTGTTACCGCAGGCTCAAGCAGCAATTCCTAATGTATCTAATGTGTTTTCTGGAAATCAAGGCGCAACCTTATCTGACGTGGTAGAGTCCCTAGATAAGTTAAATAAGTCTAACGGAATGATGATATCATATTTGGAAACTATTAGCAACTACAGTGGCAAGCAGGTAAAAGCTACTCGTGGCATGTCAAATAATAGATTCGATTGATAGATAAGGATAAACAATGAGCTGGAAAAAGTACTTCACGCCAGTACCTGTAAATGGACAAAACCTGGGACCAATTAGTGGTCAAAATTCAGGCACACGTCCTGGACCAGCTAGAGCCAACTATTCTAGCTATTTGCCCGATGTTTACTCAGGCAGTCCTAATCGACTAGAACGCTATCAGCAGTATGAAGTTATGGATAGTGATCCAGAAGTTAATGCGGCCTTAGATATCCTTGCAGAATTCTGCACACAAAAATTAAAAGATTCAAAAAGCGCCTTTTCAGTCAAGTGGCGCAACAAAGCTACTAACGCTGAAGTTAAGATTCTAGGTGAATACCTACAGCAGTGGAACAAACTACAGCAGTTTGACACACGTATATTCCGTATTGTACGTAATGTATTCAAATACGGCGATGCTTTCTTTATCCGTGATCCCGAAAATCAAAAATGGAACTACATTGATTCTAGCAATCTAGTCAAGATCATTGTTAACGAAAGTGAAGGTAAGAAACCTGAGCAGTATGTAGTCAAGGATCTAGCACCTAACTTTATTAATCTAGTAGCCACACAGATAACACCTAATATTAATCCTCGACAAACCGGAGGCGGTCCTGTACCTGCCAGCGGATATCTAGGACAAGGTGCTAGCCAACAGGGCTCAACAGGCGGCGGAAGTACTTCAAGCAGTAACCGTTTTGGCCTGCAGATGAAAGAAGATGCCATTGATGCCAAACACATGGTGCACCTAAGTTTATCAGAAGGACTAGATCAAAATTTCCCATTTGGCAACAGTCTACTAGAAAACGTATTCAAAGTCTACAAACAGAAAGAACTATTAGAAGATGCTATTCTAATCTATCGTATACAACGTGCTCCAGAGCGCAGAGTATTCAGTATTGACGTAGGTAATATGCCCAGCCACCTTGCTATGGCATTTGTGGAACGTGTTAAAAATGAAATACATCAACGCCGCATTCCATCGCAAACTGGTGGTGGACAGAATGTTATAGACAGTGCGTACAATCCGTTGAGTATTAACGAAGACTACTACTTCCCTAAGACAGCAGATGGTAAAGGATCAGATGTTAAGATCCTAGAAGGCGGTAAAAACATTGGCGAAATTGACGACCTACGCTACTTTACCAACAAACTATTCCGTGGACTACGTATTCCTTCAAGCTATTTGCCCACAGGACAAGAAGATAGTCAAGCAAGTTTTAATGATGGTCGTGTAGGCACAGCATATATTCAAGAATTGCGTTTTAACAAGTATTGTGAACGCTTGCAGTCTATGCTTACTGAAGTATTTGACCAAGAATTCAAGATGTTTATGTACTCAAAAGGCATGAACATTGACAGCAATCTATTTGAATTACAGTTTAATCCACCAATGAACTTTGCAAGTAGTCGTCAAGCAACCATTGATGCAGAGCGTATTAACACATTTAATACAATTCAAGCAGTTCCTTACATGAGTAAACGCTTTGCCGCCAAACGTTTCTTA